AAGTTGTGGATCTGTTTCTAATTTTTCTTGTGTTTTTTCTTTTCCTGTGGCCCAATCCAGCCTTCTTCCTGTTTTCCAGTCGATAATCTCTATCGTATCTTTATTAACTAATGTAATCAAATCCACTGTTCCTTTAAGGGCAAGTTTACCGGAAAGTTTTCCTTCTGTTGTATTGTATGAATAATCTGCCCATTTTTTATCTATTTCAAAATCAAAATGTTGTTCTGGTTGTAATATATGTCTGTTTCTAGGATCGAACATGCCATCATTAAATGATATTGCCTTGTATACCCAATCTTTACAGTCTTTATGATCTCTAGGTTTCCAATTATGATGAGAATTATGGGAGGAGTAATACTGATAAACAACATCTATAATATTGTCTAAATCGTATTTCGTTGTTGATACATCACCCATGATGTCATCTATCACAAAATCTAAATTATCTTGTAGTCCTTGTTTTATAAAAGCTAATATTTCTAGTACTTTATGAACAATAGTTCCTTTATCAGCTTTTAATCCAGATTGCCCTCGCCACCCTAAGACATATTCAAAAAAATATTGTTGCGGACACATATTGTGGGTGTTGTAGCTAGAAGATCTAAAATATGTAATAATCATTTTGTTATATCTTAAGGGTTGAAAGCCAGTTTTGCATATCAAGACATTGTTCATAAACGCTCATATTTTGATTGTCTATAATGTGATCAAAATTCCTCCAATCGTAATTATCTTTATCTAATGCTGTTTCGCTAATATGATCTGATTGGTGGGGATTTCTAGTGAGTCTAACCACATAACCCCCGGCTTTCCTAACCGCTTCGACCTCGTCGGGAAATCTGCAATCCGTGATAACAGCCAGTATTGGGGCTTGTTCCTTTATTAAAGATATGGTTTTATTAATCCAGACATTTTTATTAAGTTTCCTGAATATATCAGTACCTATTAACTGCATAGCTTCTCTAGCGGATAATCTTTTATTATCCCACTCCAGGTCTGTAGCAGTATTCTTATCCTCGTCTGAACCATAACACTGATCATAGCTCATCCCAAGAATACCCATACATATAGTCTGTTTTAATGGGTCTGCAAAATTGTATATTTTTATGTTAGGATCTAGCTTATCGTATAAACTATTAACAACAAAATCATTTTTAAAATCATGCCTTGGAGATATTCTTTTGTAGGAAGTATTTCCATATATGTCAGATAATTGTATTTCTCCGGATTCATCTAGTTTTATGTCTTTAGAAACACCCATATTTGATAAGAAAAGACTAATTAAAAAATTGCCGGTAGTAGTTTTTCCTGACTGCTTTTTTCCAGAAATTGCTATAATGTTCATCGATAACCCTAAGCCTATAATAGTGGTTTAATATAATTTTGAATATCTTCAATACTCATATCAGCTATATCAGAATGATTGATATCTATGTTCTTAATATTGTATGTTTTACAACACTTGTCTTTTATTTTTTCAGCTGCTTTTTTACCGGCTTCGTCATTGTCCATAATTGTTATTATATTCATAGCTCCAGAAGCATCAAGTATCATCTTTTGTCTATCACTCAGGGAAGAGCCGAAGATAGCTACGCTATTATGTACGCCGGCCTCCTCAAGTCGCCAAACATTCCCTGGGCTTTCTACTAGAATAACAGTATAAGTTTCCCTGATATATTTTTTAGCAAACCATATGTTGTATAAATAATTTTGAGTTTTTAAACCCTTACTGTGTCTCCATTTGCTGTGTAAAAATAATGCGTTTTTATTTGGACAATTATCATTATTGTTATGGTAATGTTTGCATTTATCACACATATGAAAAACGGTTCTGCCTGTACATCCTATCATGTATTTGTAGTCATGATCATATACAGGGACAACTATCCTGTTTTGCATCTCTTTACCTATAACAGAGCAATATCCGACATCGTATTTGTCTAAAATTTCTTTAGAGAAACCTCTGTCTATATAGTAATTATGATCCAAATCTAATGTTTTTCTGACAATATCTCTCGTTATACCATTTTCGTTTTGTGTGTCTTTTTCGTTTTTTGTGTTTTTTATAGCCGCAACGAATCTGTTTTTGTCTTTTTGCGTATGGTTTATAGATATTTTGTCTAGATCTTTATTGATAAACGCTAAACAAAAATTTAGTGTCTCTTGAAAGGACACCATTTTATCTCCAGACTTTTCCCATCCGTATTTATGATTAGATAAAATACCTCTAATAAATCCTATAATAGATCCTTTAAATGTTTCTTCACACCCATGAGTTCTACACTTCCAATTACCTCTATAGGAATCTCCATTAGGATATATATTTAAAGCCGTAACATTATCTCCACCATGAATAGGACAGGCCATGCTTAATAATTTACCATTACATGCATATTCTATATCGAATCTTTCCAAGATATCTTCTATATTGTCGCATAGTCCGTCGCATACAATCTTTAGCTTATCTTGACTAATTAAATGAGAAGGTTTCTGGGTCTTCATTTTCCTCTCCAACAATAAAGCCATCGTTATTCGCTCCTATGTTATTAACAATTTCTAGTCTTGTTTTGCCTTCTACTATTTTAGCACACCAGCCTTTCATGTGACAATTAATGTAGTCGTTGTCATCTAGTCCTCCACCATGCCTGCTAATCAAAGGAATTAATTTTCTGTTACCGTTATCGGGTCCATCTTCTGCAATTTCTTCATCTGTTTTTCTTTTGAAGATACTGAAGTTACTACATAACCAAATTATTCTATCAGAGCCACTAGCAGTATCTGTGCTTTCTTTGTTAATACCGTCTCTGTTTAATTGTATAAAAGCAACTATTGGTATTTTATATTTAACGGCGAAATTATGTAATGCCGTCATCATGAATCCGAGAACTTGGTACTCTTTCATGTCCTGGCTCACGCCTTGACTATCCATAAGTTTTAAATAGTCATAAAAAATCACGCAATCTTTTGCTGTTCCGTCACTATTTAAGCCCACCTCCGTCATTATCCATCTTCTCATCAAAGAGATCTGTTCATCAAAACTTTTACCAGCTATAGATTTGTAGTACAGTTTTGAGTCTTTGATTTTTTTTACGCCTTCTTCTATTTTGGCCTTATGGCTTGCTGATTCAGAGAACTGACCAGTCTCAATTTTGTTAATAGCCACTTCTGTAATCATGGCTAAAATACGATTGATATGATCTTCTTTATTCATTTCTGTGTCTAGATTTAGGACTGGAATTTGCATATCATTTGCTATGAAAAACCCCATATTATCAGACAATAGAGTTTTACCCGTTTTGGGTCTAGCTGCTATGACATTAATAGTACCCTTTCTTAGGCCTCCCCCTATAGCTGCGTCATAAACAGGAAAGCCAGTTGGAATACCAACTTGTTTTGTCTTGTTTGAAACCAAATGTTCTAGATATTCATCTATGTCATCAGCCATTGATACTGGATGATTATCTGTATCTGTTAAAGATTCAGAGAAATTAAGAACACTATCTTCAGCTATAGAAAGAATGGATGAAACATTTTCTGTTCCTGTAACATCTAGTAATCCATCCTGAGCTTTCTGTAGCCTCTCTCTTAAAGATCTGGTTATCTCTAATTTTCTTATCTGTGTAGCAAATTTTCTAGCATTTTCTTTATCTACAGGAAAATCCATTACAGCCTTAAGATGTAAATTTTCTTCCTTTGTAGAAAACGCCTGAGATATTCCTAGTTCTTGAGCGCTACTATATATTGAGGCTAAGTCTATAGTCTCTTGATTGTTATTCTCTATAGATTTTTTTATACAATTGAATATATTTTGATTGCTGTCTATTGTGAAGCAGCTATCTGTTAGTATATCTGCTACGTCATAGAATATGTCAGAGCCATACTTTATAATGGCTGACAATACAGCTCGTTCGGCCGAAGGATTTGATAGTATCATTTTAACCTGATTGTGTGGAACATTTATTGCACTTATATCTATTGGAACCCTCAAAAAGCAAGCCTTGGCTTATGCTTTCTTCTTTACCGCAAATTCTACACCTAACAGACACGCTACCAACGGCCGGCCTGGTTCTTGGTGTTGGTGGAAATTTTTGTAATTGTTGATCGATTTTGTTATCTTCTTTATGCATGCGCATTTCTGGCATGTCTAGAAATTTGTTGTTCGACTCTAGCTTTTTGTTGTTGGTCGCTTTATTTCTTCTTGTGGTCTTTTTTGCAACCCTTTTCTTCTTGGGTATTTCAGCTTGCTCGTCTTCTGTATCTAGCAAAGAGCCTAATAGATCTATAAGCTGCTTAATTTTTTCAGGATCTTGTTTTAATTTATTGATGTCCATTTTTGTTTTTATTCCTATTAATTGCCATAAGTATATCAGAAAGATTTTTGATAGAATTTGCCGTATAGGATAGTCTATCAATTCTTTGTTTAGCGTATTTTTTAATCTTGTTTAATGATTGGGCAGCCTCATTGTGTTTCACTGCTTGGTAGTATTTTTCTACATATCCGTAACCTTTGTAGCTATTTAACTCATCTGCGATTGTTTCCTTTATAGTTTCTTCCGCCCAATTATGACGAGCTATTTCTCTGTTTAGCGTTCTTTGAACATGAAAAGCGAATTGCGACAGTCTGTATGAAATTTGGGCCGTATCTTCTGGTGATAGTTTTTCTATAACATCTCTATTCATTGAAAAGTATTCATTCAATTCCTTCTCGTTGATAATACATTCGTTATATTTAGGAAGACCAATGCTATTTTCGTAAGAATCTAAAACATCATCCCATTCTTTGACTTTTTCTTTAGTGTTCATTTATTTTTCTATTGCCTTTTTCCATTCATCGTCTGTTTGATCAAATCGTAATTCAATATGTTCAATATTGTTTAATTGACACCATTCTTTTTTAGACGCATCTCTTTGTTTGGCTTTAATAAAATTGAATCTATTTCCGTGATAATGGCCTATGAATTTATAGTGTTGCTCTCCATGAACTTCTACGCAAGTTTTTATTAATGGTATATAAAAATCCAAATATAGAATCTCTTTTTTCCTCACATGAATAGGTACTTCTTCTAAGACCTGAAGTGTTGGATATATCGTCTGTAATAAATTTCTAGTTCTTAGATGAAGT